AGTTGACTGATGTCGAATATCTCCAGCAGCGGACTGAGCACCTTTACATGTCCGGCTTCGCAGAATGATTTTAATTTGGTAACATCGTCTTTCGGATAACTTCCGTCATTGCTCATCAGAATACCTTCGATAGTGACCGTATAGTCATCCTGTGCCCAGCGTTCCTTTATGCTGCCTCTTATTTTTCCTTTGTTGACCTTTCGTCTGGTAAGGATGTTCTGGCCATTGATACTGATCATCGGTTCCATAGGCAGCAGCCATTCGGTTGCTCCGGATTGCTCCAGCTGCAATCTTAAAGGAGCAGTCATTGGACGTCCCAGGGCATTTGTCCGGACTATATCCTCCAGCTCCTGGTCGGTCATCGTCGTAACGTCAAAATCCTTGCTGTCAACGATGGCAGCCTTTGTCGGCAGGTATCCGTAATTGATACCGTTGACCATTCGGTCTCTCCATAGAGAATATGGCGGGAACTTGTTCAGTCCTGCTGCTCTCAATGCGAGATTTTCCAATATGAATCTTGTAGCCTTGCTCATCGGTCTGTACTTGTTGCGATAGCCAGTGCCCGGTTTAGGCTCTGTACGACGATACGTTCGAGTTCCGCCGTGTCTGTCCGGTCTGCCATCGTTACATTGATGTTATCAAAAAATTTACCTATATTGATATGGATAGAGGTATTTCGTGTACCTCCGGTTGCCATTTCTTCTGCTGTCTTTTTTCCTTTTTTCTTTTTCTTGTCTCCTTTACCAAACAGATTGCTGTAATCTTCATTGCTCCCTTTCAGGGTAGGAGTGGTAATCGTATTGGTCTTTGGAGTTGTCTTCTTTTTGTCGGCGGTTTTCTTTTCCTCCGATTCTTTTTTGTAATTTTTGTCATAGAGGGCGGATATTGCAGACGTGGCACTTTTCAATGCCCCTCCGAAATTACCTTTGAACAGATTTGCCAGGGCACTCCCTATTTTACCCAGACCGCCCAATAGTTTTTGGATTCGGTCAATCACATATTCTTTAAGGATTGATCCAAGTCCTTTCATGACAGTCCATATTTCCATGACGAAATTTTTCAGTCTCGAGAACTGTGTTTCAAGCACGGTTCCGACGGTTTTCAGACTGTCGAGGAATGTTCCCACCTTGTCCATGACATAGGTCTGGATAATTGTTCCGAACATTTTAAGGACGTCCCATACCGTAAGGACGAAGGCACGGAATCCGGCAAACTTATTCCAGCAATAGATTACGGCCGTTACCAATAGGGCAATACCTGTAATGACCAGCCCGATAGGATTGGCAACGAGCACAAAGTTCAGCGCTGCCTGTACGGCCGTCCATATTCTCGTTGCTCCGGCAACAGCCAGGGTAATGCCTCTTAATGCCAGCAAGGCAATGTTATGGAGATTATAGGCTATTGTCGCAGCTGCAATAAATCCCGTGACATAAGAGATTTCTGTTCCCCAATCGTGAAAAAAAGCTATAACTTTTGGAAGAGTATTATCAAGCCATGTAAAATAAGTTAATATGATTTTAAGAGCTGTTCCAAAAACGTTCTTTAGAATTTGAGAACTAGATACCATTGCAAATATAATTTTTACTATATCCATGATATGAATAGCAATCTTTTGAAACATATCTACAAGAACAAGAATAGCAGGTTTAATATAATTAAACATGTCTCTTGACTTTTGAATCAATAATCCTAAAGCAGTACTCCATTTACCCAATACTGTTTCAGAAGTCTTTTTCATCATTCCATGGAACAGACCGCCTTGCTCTGTCGCATGCTTTAAGGCAGCAGCTACCGCATCGCTGGTTATTTCTCCTTTTCCCATCATGTCCTTCAAATCATTATATGATTTTCCGGTCATTTTTACGAGTTCCTTCATCGGGTTAAATCCGGCCTGAACAAACTGGTTCAAATCCTGTCCCTGTAATTTTCCTGCTGCAGTTACCTGACCAAATACAAGAGCAAGACTATTCAGTTTTTCAACTGAACCCATAGAGATGTCTCCTAATTCTTTCAGATAGGTCATGACATCCTTGCTGTCCACTCCAAAGTTCAGCATCATCTGTGATGCTTTTTCAAGGTTCATTGTCGAGAATGGAGTGGCAGCAGCATAGTCATTGATCTGTCTCAGCAGGGCTGCCGCTTTTTTCTCCGATCCTACTAGGACTTCAAAAGCGACGGTAGTCTGTTCGGTCTGTGCTCCGATCTTGGCTATTGCTCCGATACCTGCAGCAGCCAGGACATAAGGGTTGGAGAGGAATTGCATGCCGGGGATGGCCATAAGTGATCCCTTGAAATTCGAGAAGCTGAAGGCCTGGCGTATCCGTGCCCCTGCAGTCGTAGCCTTACGGGATATATTATCCAGTTGCTCGCTCGTCTGCTGGGCTATATTGACTACATTGCCTTTGTCGGCCTGCAGTTTGATCAGAAATGTCAGTACGCTGTTATCCATTATTAGCCTTTGCTTCCATCTTTCGGATGTCGGTCAAGTAACGAATCGTCCATGCCCACTCTTCGTCACTTAGTGTGTCGGGATCGAGATGCATATAATAGCGGAGCAGGGTGTTTAGGAATAATACATCTCCACCGTCGGCATCATCGATTCCGGCATCCTCTAGAGTTTTTTTATTTCAGCCTCCTTCACCTGTAGGACCTCTTCCATCTTGCTTACCGCGCCGAGGAAAAGATCATCCTGTGTCTGTATTTCCTCGTCTCCGGCCACCCATAGGTTTTTCAGCATGACCTCACTCATTTTGATGGGGTCTTTCACTACACTGGCATAAGAGAGGTCCTTACGGGTCGGACGGTGAAGGATACATGATTTTCCACCCACGGTGATCTCAAACAGGTCCCCGTGTTCTTTTTTCCATTCTGCTATTTGAGCTTTTGTAAAATTCATATTGTTTGTTTTTTAAACGGTTTTTGAACAGTGTTCAATCAGACAGATTTCTGGTCGACATAAATAATAGGCAGGGTCTTTTCCTGGAATTTGTCACCTTGTTTCCATTCCGTGTTGTCTTCAGTAAATTCACATCCGATCAACAGGTCGGTAGTGATGGTATCCCCGTTTGAAGGATTTCCATAGCTGACTACCATGTCAAAGCTGCCTGTCAGGATATTTCCTCCGCTGGCCTTTTTCAAGGCTTCATATTCACTTTGCAGCAGACCTATTTCTCCGTCATGGGTAACATTTCCCCGCTGGATGCCGACAGGCTTGTTGCCTTTGGCATGCAGCAGTTCCTTTTCCATTTTTGACGAGTATTTGACGGAACGGAGTCCGGTCACATTTCTGCCTGCCAGAACAACCGTGATGTCAGCCCACTCATATTCTCTTGTATTAACCATATCGATTCATTTTAAGCGGTTGTAACCTGGAATCCCAGGCTTACATCTATATAGCGTGCATATCCGAACGGACGCACTTTCAGGGTGACTTCAACTTTAGAGGTACTGACCACATTCTGGGTTTCGTCGATAAAACAGACGCACCCGTTGCCGTCAGTGCCGGCACTGAGTTCGCCGTCGGCCGTCATATTGCTGTCAATGGCATTGACAACAGTCTGCTGCCAGCTCTTGGCGACGGCAGCCTGCAAGGTTCCGTTCTCATTGATCTCCAGTTCATCCAGCAGTTCATCCAGCAGAGTGATATAGCAGATACGATATGCTTTATCAATGACCCGCCGTGCGGTAAGATGAGCATAGTCATCTGTCGGATTACAGGCCATACGGTCATCGCAGAAATAATACCCGGTCTTGCCGACATATTTGGTCGGAATAATATATCCCTTATCATATATCGATGCAACAAGAGACGGAGAATCATCAATTTTGCTGCTTCCGATATACATCAGGGATGGAGCGAGGGCACCGTCCTTGACACGACCGATATTCCGCTGTACCGGAATGCCGGCAATACGTCCGAGCAGCGTTCCGATACATGCGCCCTTGCTGGCACTTTCAGTGTCCCCAAGGAGCACGGCACACCGGTTGTTGGTCTCTGTAGAAAAATCATGCAGCGTCTTGGTGCTGTCGAAATTCCGTCCTTCCAGAACAAAGAACAACGGAGCATAAAGTTCTGTTGTGGCCCATTCTGCAAGCTGTTGTGCTTTAGGCAGGGCGGTGATTACATCAGGGTCTATACCTGCAGTGCTTTCCTCTGTCGTTTCCGTATTTACGTTTGCCACGGCAATGCCCTTCAGCGTCCCGTTGAGTTTCGTAATCAGGTCACGGCAATACCCGGCATCCGTCTTGGTATAGTCGCACAAATCGGTCATCGTGGCGGTCGGAGAGACACCATAGATTACGAGTTTCATACCGGTTTCCGCCTCGTCATAGAATTCAGCGGCATGCTTGTACAGTTCGGCATTGTTTGCCGACGTCACTCCCAGTGCTGCCAGATCATCCATACTGGTAATCGTATAGGCCGTATTGAGCACGAAGTTACTCGCCACAGCCACTGCTCCGATGACCAGGGCCAGCAGCCCGTCTGTATTTTCCTCTACAGTGGCAAGCTGGCCGTTAAGATATTGTATTTTTACTCTTGGTAACATAACAGTAATTTTTATTATGCCGGAGTATCTTCCATGAGGACAGCTACACCCTTGTTGTCATATCGGCGCATAGCACCACCGACACGCATCAAGAAGGAATAGATATCACCGTAATAGAGAGGATCGTCCATCCGGTCGAACATTTTGACATCGCCGATGGCACGGCTTACGCAGTCCTGCTGCCAGGCAAGTGCTGCCGCAACCTCTGTGGCCTGGTCTGTAGCATCCCATTTGAGCAATGCGCCGGCAGCAGTAAGTCGGAGTACTCTTGACCGCATCATGATGGCGAAACCGTACAAGTTGCCGAGTATGCCATTCTGCGCATCGGCAGATGCAAGGAAAGCAGACAGTTCCTTGTCTGTCAAGTCATCCAACAGGTCATTATACATGGATGCGTCCAGCAGGAGAGAACGGTTGCTCATAGGCACATCGTCTTTGTTGAAACGGGTCGCCAATTTCAGTACGTCAGTCTTGACGATTTTGAGACGGTTCCCGGTAGCACCCTCGGAAGTATGGGCAGTTGCAGCTGTTCCGGATGTCTTGATATAGTCCGCAACTTTTGTAGGCATCCATTTGTACAATAGGTTCTGTGATGCTTCCTTCTGGAGCTGCTGGCGGTCGTTTGACAGGACGGACTGGCGTTTGTCGTAGGACAGCTCTACGGTATCTACATTAGGGATATATACAGGGTTTGTCGTGAGCTCGTCGATGTCGTAAGTCATCTCGTTGTCAACACGCTGTGATGTTTCGGCAGGAAGGGTTGATCTGTTCACTTTTACGCCGCTGGGTGCTCCTGCATTCGGGACATGCACGGTCTTATTGGTTACGAAGGCCGAGTCATCGACAGATTTCGATGCAAAAGAATTGTCGGGAAAGAAATTCTCTTGTATGGTGTTTAACCAAATTTGTTTATTTAAAGCCATTTTTTTATTTTTAATTATTTATAATTACAGACTATTCTTTATAGTCCACACCAAAATAAGCCCTATACTTCATTTTGAACATGGCCATGTCCTTGTTTTTTAGCTCTGCAAGACGGTTTTCCTTGTCGAGTTCGTCCCAGGTCTTGCCCTCGAATCCGGCTTTGTCCTCTGGAGAAAAGACTGTTGCTGCACGGGCGGACTGTTTCGCAGTCATGCTGTTGATCAGGGCTTCCGTATTCTTCCGGTCACTGTTCATCAGGGCGGTCATCGTCGGAACCTGTTCCTGGGTGATCTTACCGGCAGCAACGGCCTGGTTCAAAAAGTCAGTGACTTTTTCTTTCTGTAGTTCGGCAATCTGATTCTTGTAAGATTCATTTGCCTGCTGGAGAGCGTCGATTTTCACGTGTTCGTTCTCCATCTGTCTGATCTGCGCCACGACGGCGTTTCCGTCCCCTGCATTGCTGAATGAGGGGATTTTTTTGATGTCATCTAATAATGCCATATCGTCATTTGTTTGATTTTTCGGCCAGTTGATTAGCCGGTTGTTAAAATAATTATATACCTCTTCAGTCGTTTCCGGAGCTGGTTCGTCGGCTGTCGGTGTCAGCGTATAGATACCGTCTGCCAGTTTCATTTTTACGGCTTCATCTGCGTCTATCCAGTGGTCTGTGCCGTCAAAGTATTTGTCGACAACATCCTGTGGTTTGAGTCCGCATCGTCCGGAGATCATCGTGGCAAGGTCACTCTGCAGTTTGTCCATCTGGGTGGCAATCTGCCTTAGGTCTTCTGAACTCCCGTAAGTACCTCCTGAAACATTGTGCAACATCAATTTTGAGTACGGGCTCATATAGAGAGGTTTTCCGCACAAGGCGATGATGCCGGCAATGCTGGCGGCGACACCGTCTATATAGATGGTAATGTCACTCGTGCTCTGGCAGAGTGCATTATAGATAGCCATGCCGCAGAATACGTCTCCGCCACGGGAATTGATACGGACGTCAATATGCTTGTACTGTTCCTGCAGGGCAAGCAGTTCGTTGACCACTCTTGCGCTGTCCACTTCCATCCGTTCGCCTACATCTCCATATAAGAGGATGGCGACAGTATCAGGGCCCGGGATGATGTTGAAGAATTTTGTTTTCATATCTCGATTTTCCGACAAATTTAGTTGTGTTTTCTGTACTTTCCAAATGCTCTTTTTATCATAGCATTTGTGGGCGTTATCATAGTGTTTGTGGGTATTGTCATGAAATATTAATTTTGATTTGTCACCTTTTTATACGAAATTTGTCGGAAAATTATAACAAAAACATGGCAAAGAACAATATTGATAAAAAGGACATTGCCAAGTCCCTGTATGTCAACGGCAATTACACCCATGAGGAGATTGCACAGAAAGTGGAGACAACCAGGCAGACCGTGTCCAGATGGATCAGGGAAGGACACTGGGATGAGCTGAAGGCATCCTATACCATTACTCCTGCCCAGATTCTGGCAGGATTGAACAGGCAGATTATCGAGATCAACAATAATATCAATGCCAGGGACGAAGGCAAACGTTTTGCGTCCGTGGCGGAAGCAGACACTTTGTCCAAACTGGCAGCAGCCGTGAAAAAGATTGAGTCCGATATCGGTATATCGGATATCGTCAATGTCGCTATCAAGTTTACAAACTGGCTCCGGCCGTTGGATTTGGATATGGCAAAGAAATTCAATGACCTGCTGGATGCCTTCCTTAAAGACCAGATGCAATGACAATCGAAGACCGCAAAGCACTGCAGAAGTGGGAAGATCATCATAAGGCTCTCGCTGCCGATATTCCGGTAGATGATACGCTTACAAAACGGGACATCGAAGCCATGCGCGTCAAGTTGGAAGCGAACCCGGTAAAATGGATTCAGTATTTTTTCCCGAAATATGCCAAATATCCGTTCGCGTCATTCCACGAACGGGCTATCCTCCGCATCATAGAGCACGATGAATGGTATGAGGTGTTGTCCTGGAGCCGTGAACTTGCCAAGTCTACTGTGGCCATGTTCGTCCTGATGTATCTGGTGCTGACGAAACGGAAGAAATTCGTGGTCCTGGCATCCGCCACGAAAGATTCTGCGATCCGTCTGCTCGCTCCGTTCAAGATAAATTTTGAGTCCAATCCCCGTATCCGTCAGTTCTATGGAGGTCAGGTCACTCTGGGTGATTGGACGGAAAGTGAATTTAAATGCCGTTGCGGGGCTAAATTCGTCGCTCTGGGTGCAGGGTCTGCCCCGCGTGGAGCACGAAACGAGAGTGTCCGTCCGGATGTTATATATATGGATGATTATGATACGGATGAGGACTGCCGGAATCCGGATACGCTGAAAAAGAAATGGGACTGGTTCGAAGGGGCCTTATATCCGACGCGTTCAATTTCCGAACCGACATTGATTTTATGGTGCGGCAACATCATTGCAAAAGACTGCTGTATCAAAAAGGCCGGTGTCAAGGCAAAACACTGGGACATCATCAATATCCGTGACAAGCACGGCAAGTCGACATGGCCGGAGAAAAATACGGAAAAACAGATTGATACCGTTCTGGGGAATATTTCGACAAAAAATGCCCAGGCGGAATATTTCAACAATCCTATTTCTGACGGAGACATATTCAAAAATATCCCTTTCGGTAAAATACCGGCGCTTAAGAAATTCAAATTTCTGATGATTTACGGTGATCCAGCCTACTCAAATACCAAGAAAAAAGCAACATCTTTCAAGGCGGTATGGCTCATCGGTCGGTATAAGGGCACTTATTATATCATCAAGGGATATCTGGACCGTGTACTCAATTCCGTATTTATCGGATGGTATTTTGACCTGCTGGAATATGTGGGAGGAAAGACCAACGTCTATATGTACATCGAAAACAATACCTTGCAGGATCCTTTCTACCAGCAGGTATTCAAACCCCTGCTGAGAGATGAATGCAAGAAAAGAAAAAAGGAAATCAGCATCAAGGGGGACAATAGAAAAAAGACGGATAAGGCCACGCGTATCGAAGCAAACCTTGAACCGATAGACCGTAACGGGGCATGGGTATTCAACGAGGACGAAGAGAGCAATCCGAATATGCAGGAACTCGTAAATCAGTTGAAACTGTTCGAGATGTCTCTTCCGTATCCTGCCGACGGTCCTGACTGCCTGG